CAAATTATGAATTTTTTTGATATTACTCAATCGGGTGCTGAAATCCCTAATGATGTTCCGTGGTTTAACATACTCGCTAATAAAATACATATAAATGATGTTGTTATTGAAAATAAAATAATAAATACTGATTATAGTAATCTTAAAATGAATGTATCTTTTTTACTTCAATCTAACGAAAATTTAATAAATCTAATTTCAAATCTTCAAAATGAAATTAATATTTTAAAAAACGAATTATTATTATTAAAAACAAGTTATATAAATTTAACGGTTTCAACTTAACTCGCCTGTAGTGTGGCAACCATTTGTTCCAAACTAACAACTCTAGCGGTCAAAGCATTTATAGTCGCTACATACCCTTGTCCTTGTGATGTATAATCAGCAACCAATTCCGCCAGTGAATTCAAAGCAACGGCATCGGTATTTTGTAAAATACTACTAATTTGATTTTGTAGTGATGTTTGTATAGATGTCATTGATGAAAGTATACTTACATCCGCATCTTCTCTACTTTTTTTTTCTCCATCAATTCGTTGATCCAAATAAAGGTAATGACTCGCTTCCAATGTTTTTAGATCATTAATTTTTCCCTCTAGGGTATTATCGGCGGCAGAACGAACAGCATATTCCGCGGTAAACAAATCCCCGCGGGTTTTTATTTCGCTATCTAGTCTAGAATTAACCGTAGCAATAGCGGTTGTATGTATAACATCGCTAGCGGTCAAACTACTAAAATTATTTGATATTTTCAAATCTAGGGCGGTATCTTGTGAAATTCTATCCGCGGTTTCTTGTGAAACGGTAGTAGTTAGATAACTTTCAACCCCTTCCGCTCTTGTCTTTTCCGTTTGAATATCGGTAGTAAGTTTCATATCTTGGGTCATTCTCGCCATTACTTCAGATTGTAGATCGGTTTTTGTATCAGAAATACTAGTTTCAACAGATTGAATTTTATCGCCTACACTATGTCTAAGGGCACCAAAAGAATATTCTATTTTTTTAGGGAAATAAACCCCTACATCGGTATTTATAGAAAAATAACCATCACTATCATATTTCAAAAACGAATGTTTTTTTTCGTCGGTTGTATAAACATTAATTTGTTTGCTGTATTGTTGAACACTCATCAAGATTTTTTTTATATATCTAAATTTATTTTTTTAAAAAAAAATAAATAAATACTTACAAAGTGTATTTTAGGTTTTAACCTTGTTTTTTCATCATATCTTTATTGTAATCTATAAAACTCGTTATATCGTGATTTTGTTTAAATATTCTATTTCTTAACCATAATTCATTTTTCAATCTATTTTGATCTCTTATATAATTCATCTTATTATCTAAATCTATTAACCATTTTCTTCTAAGTTCCTCAATTTTGTCCAAATTTGATATAGAAACCTCATATAAAAATTTTTTAAAAGATAAATAAATATCAGTTTCTATTGATTTATGTTTTTTAGATGTTTTTTCATCTCCAGCAAATAAATCATCTTTTACTCTTTGTTTTGTTCTTTTTGTTTTATCTCTTTTTACTTTCGCTAAAAGTTTTTTATTATGTTTATATTTTTCGTCTTCTTTATCTAAGAAAACTAATAAATCACTTGTATGCCCTGGTCTTTTTTTAAATGTAATTTTTTTCTCCATTATATATTTTTATCAATATAAAATTATTTTAAATAATTATTTTAAATAATCATATAATGTTTTTCTTTGTTCTTCTAATATATTGATATATAATTTACTACTTTTTTCTAATAAATTATCTCCTCTAATTCTTACTTTATTATAAGATCTTTCTGGTTCTCGTTTTAATTCTTGTTTTTCGTCTCTTCTATACAATTGATTTTCATAACTTTCAACATTTTGTTCATTTCTAAATTCTTGTATTTGTGGTTTTAACTTTTTGAATGCTGAAAAAGGTGCTTGTGGTATTTTATACTCTTGTTCGTTTTTTTTTTCGCTTGTTTGTGGTCTCGTTTTTCTCATCGCTCTTACTTTTGCCATTTTTTCCCTATTTGCTTGTTTTTTTTCGTCTTCTATACTGGTGGTAATAACTGGTGCTAGTGGTATTTTAAAAAATTTTGTCATCGTTTGTTTTTGTCTGTCTTCATATCTTTTTATTAGTTTTGCCATCGCTTGTTTTTTGTCTTCTTTTTTGTCTTCTTTTTTTTCTTCTAAATTTTTTTTTAAAAACGGTCCCATCCTATCCAAATTTTTACTTATTCTTTCTTTTTCTTTTTCCCATTCTTCTGCCTTTTGTTTTTTTTTTTCCAATCTTGCCTCCATTTTTTGTTTTATCGCTTGTTTTTTTTCGTATTCCATTTTTTTTTCTTCTTCGCTTTTAATTCGTATTTTTCTCATCGCTCTTAATTTTGCCATTTTTTCATTCATCGCTTGTTGTTTTTCGTCTTCCATTTTTTCCTCTATATTTTCATTTATATTTTTTTCTAAATTTAATTTAATTTCTTTTACTTCTTGTATTGGTTGTTGTTTTAAATATTTTTCTTGTTTTATTATTTCAAATTTAATTGCTTTTTCATAATTTTTTATTTTTCTATCACTAAATTCACTTAAAATTTCTTTTTTCTTCTTTTCGTCTTCTAAAATATATATAGATACAAATTCTATAGTCTCTTTTACACCTGGGTCGAATTTACCTACTAATTTTATCATTTCGTTGGTATCTTTTCTAAAATTTGTTTTTACTTGTATATTTATATTTAGATTCGGTATATCTTTAATTATATCTGATATAAAATTTATCATTCCGTTAAATAACACTAATGCCCCGTAATTAAATAATATGTTACTAGTATGAGTAAAATAACTTAATACTTGTTCAACTAGTATAACATCTGATTTTCGGTTTTTTACAACATTAGAAATATAAGAATAAAATCTAGTATATTCATCATCAAATTCCTGTTTATATATTTCCTTATAATTATCATATCCCCAATATTTTACAATTCTTTTTATTCTTTCTTCTCGTTTTTCTTCTCGTTTTTCTTCTTGTTTTTCTTCTATGTTTTCAGAATCATCTAAAATTCTTTGTGTTATATTTTCTTCTTGTTGTGGGTATTGTTTTTCTTCTATGTCTCGTTTTTCTTCTATATTTTCTTCTAGTTGGGGGTATAGTTCGTTATATTTTTCTTCTTGTTTTTTTCTTTCTTCAATATCTCGATTTAAAAATTCGTCTTGTTTTTTTAGTTCTTCAGTAATATAGTTATTATATTTTTTTTTATTCCTATATTCGTGTAATTCTTTCTCTTTTAGTTTTTCATCCTCTAAATAATATATATTTACATTATTTATTTTTTCACGGGTTGCCTCGGTAAAACTTCCTTTTTTCAACCCCACTATATCATTTTTTCTATCGAATATTAAATCTTTTTTAAACATTGTATATCCTCTTGGTTCTCCGTATGTTTCAAAATATTTTTCCCATTTTTTAATTTCCATCATCTTTTCATATTCATCATCGTCCTTAATTTCTTCTATTATTTCATTTATCAAACTTAACAATCCTGTAAATAAAACTACTACACCATATTTATTCAAAATTAATTCATAATGTGGAAAAAATGGTAATATTATTTCTACATAAATTAATGGTTGTTTTTTTCTAATAATTAAACTTTTAATTCTGTCATAAAATTTTTCTGCTTCTTCTGGAAATAATGCCCTATAAAAATGTAAAGTAGAAATACCTGGTCTATCCCAATAATATAAAAATTCTTCTTCTTTTTCTTTTGTTGTCATCTATATATTTAACTTTTAAAAAAATAGTTTTTTTAATAAATTATCTAACTGCTTTTTTTTTCTTCCATCCTTTTTTTATATACTTGTTCTAATCTATATGTAAGTTTCTCTAAATCTTTCTCTTGTTTTTTTATTCTTTTTTCTATAATTTTTTTGTTATGTTTCATTTGATCATCTATAAATTTCTTCATATAATCGTTAAAATCTTTATATTCTTTTTTAAGTTTTGAATCCATCAATTCGTGATTTTCATACGATGTTGTATTTATCAAAAATTTATTTAAAATATCTCTTCTTCTATCTGATACACTCATTTATATTAAAAAAAAATATTTTTTTATAATTTTTATTTATATAATTAGTATCTAAAAGATCAATGAATAATTTAGAAAAGTATAGTAATTTCCAAAAAGTAAATTCGTTAGCAATAAAAAAATATAATCGTCCAGTATTTTTATCTACTAGAAAAAACAAAAAATATATGATTATAGATGATAATAATAAAATGGTTCATTTTGGTCAACTTGGTTATGAAGATTATACAAAACATAACGATAAAGATCGTAGAGAAAGATATTTAAAAAGGGCACTTAAAATTAAAGGTAATTGGCAAAATAACCCGTTTAGTCCTAATAATCTATCTATAAATTTGTTATGGTAATCATTCTTTATGATCTGGCGATGGTAAATAGATTCCTATAATCGTAGAGATTAATGAAAAGTATATTTCCCTATTATCTTCCGTTGTAGAAATTTGAAATAGTGACCAAACTAAAATAGTTATACTTATAGATACTTGAACAACCCATTTTAAAAACCCCTTTGATAATTTTTTTTCCATTTTACAACATTGTGAAACCCAGGTTTCATCTAAATTTTTTTTTTCATCCATTAGGTTTTTAACCGTTAAATTATATATATAAATATATTTTTTTTTTCAAAATTTAACATCTCTAGTAAATGAATTATAATCTAATTTTTTAACACCATCACACGAAAATTTAAATTTTACTGAATTACTATTAGTTAGGTTAAATTTAATAGTTTCTCCGTTACATAATCTTTTAAAAATATTTTCTGGGTCGCCTTTTGCTACTTCATCAAATGCCGATTCGCTGATCCCTTTCATTCTAATATGATATCCATTTTCGATTTTTCCATCCATATTTTTACCTTCTAAAACATCCATATAACATTTTCGCCCTAGAAAATAAGAACGAACCGCTATAACATCTTTACAATTCCCTAATTTAAAATCACTATGAAATTGACACATATTTTTACCGATTAATTCTTTATCATATTTTTCCTTAAATAATTTATCGAGTTTTGAAATATCTTTATCGAGTAAATGCATGCTATCAGTATCTTGATAGAATACATCAATTTGATGATCCGATGCTAACCCCATAACCTGATTCATAATTCTTTTTGACATACTTAAAATATTAATTCCTACGATCGCCCTATTATAACTTTGATCTGTTTTATTTTGTGTAATGAGATATTGACGATCATTTATTTTTTGAGCATATTGAATACTATTATAATTTTTAAACATATATTTTAAAAAATATTTTTCATCTTTAACAATTTTAGAAGTATCTGTAGAAGATAGGATTGTTTTACCATAAGCGGAATTGAGCATTAATTTATAAATATTTTGTAAAATATCGCCTTGATCTGTTTTTAAAGATTTTTGTTTTAATCGTTCATTAAACATATAATTAATTTTTTCGCCGAAAGTATTATTAAAACCTTCATCCCAATAAACCCCATCCAAAATAGTATATTCGATTTGATGAAATTCTATATAATCTTCTAAAGTTATTTTATCAATAACAACTACTAAAGGTCCTGTAAGATCATTAATATAATCAATTTTGTTATTGTTTCTATATGCTATGAACGGGTTATTTTGTTTTTTATTTATCTTTGTTATACAAACCGTTAAAACATATGTAGAAACGGTTTTTAAATCAATTAATGAATTCCATTTTTTACATCTACCAATTGGAAAACCGCTTTCGTCACATAATTTTTTAATGGAACTTGGATACAATGAAACCCCATCAAAATCATTAATTCGATCATTTATACAAGTTTTTTTTACTTTTTCTAAAACATTCACTCTACCGCCGTAAATCGCTTTTGATAAGTATAATCGTAAATTTCCCGTAACTTCATAAATTTTATCATAACAACCATTTCGAATAAAATAATTATCTGAATAACTTGATATAGTTAAAAAATTATGAATACTTTTTCCAAATGTTTGAATCATTAAGTTATCAAATTTTTTCATTGCTTGTTGTAAAACAATAACATCTAAATTTAGATAATGTAAATAATAACTTAAAGAATCAAAATATTTTCCATCATTTTGAAATTTATTTTCAATGTTTTTAAAAAATTGTTTCTGTTCTTTTGGTTTAACAAATTTTATATACTCGCTAATTAATGTTTTAGATTCTGAAAAATTTTCTTTAGTATAATAATCGTATCCTATACCTTCTTCCTTTGAAACATTTAATTTAAATGCTTTTCCAAAGTTATATAATGATTCTGAAAATAATTTATATGAATCTTTTAATATAATTTTACATTTTTTATATAAAATTTCAACTGAATAAATAGTATTATTTTTTTCACAAATTGAAATTATATGAATAAATTGTTTCATTAAACTAAAATCATACTTCATATTATGAAAATATATAACTATCTGTTTTTTCTTATCTGAAACCTTAATTACATATTCAAACATATTAATAACACAATCCAAACCAATAAATAGATTTGGTTCGTTTTTATTTTCGTTAATAATTCCCGCTAGAAATGGTATATTTTTAGTATTTGAATTTATATTTTCTAAATCCGCATAAAATATATCTGTTTTAATATCTGTTTTTTCATTATATTTAAATTCTCTTTGTTCTTGATCTATATTATTTAATAATTTTTCATCTGTAAAATGGTGTATACTTTGTAAATTCGTAGGGTCTATATCTTTAATTTCTTTTAATAAATTATTTTTAAACATTAATGATAAAATCATACATACCGATAATTTTATATCTTTATAATGTCTACCTGAATCGTAAATTCTATTAAAATTTGGTTTATTTTTTATCGTATTATAATTTATGATAGAATAGCGGGTATATGGTAATTCATCATTAATAAAGATATGATTTTTAAAAATACCTAAATTAATAGATTCCTTAAAATCTCCTATCGTTTTTTGAACTACCTCCCCGTTAGAATCTTTAAAATATTCAATATGAATAGTTTTTTTTATGATTTCTGAAATTTCAACCATTTTATTATTTTTAACATACATTGACGGTTTAAAAACTATACCTGTTTGAGATTTTTCGACTTCTGAAATTGTTGATATACATTTCATAATTAAATCATCTTCTATTTCACACATTTTTAAAGTATGTATTAAACACTGTTCATATTTTGATTCTTCATTTTCTTTATAAACTTGGTATTTTGATAGATCTATATTAGTTAAATTATGATACTCAAAATATCCAATTTCGCTATGACCATATTTAGCATCTTCCCCGTAAACTAAAGTAGCAGAATTAACCTTAAGTAATTCCATATAATCCCATTCATCAGACCATTTAATTTCCCCATATAAACTCATTCTATTACTTAATATATTTTCTATAAGTGATTGATATATACTTCCTTTTAATTCCTCTTTATCGTAGTAATAATTACCTGATAAAAATTTTTGCCAATAACCATCCTTTTTTAATGTCATAAATTTTTCTTGTCCGTCATTTAATATAAATTTAAAAATTAAATGTTGATGTCTATGTAATGCCCCGTTTAAAATGTTATAAATTGATGATTGTGGTAAACCTATGTTTAGATTCATAAATTTTAATTTTTCGTTTATAATTTCTACTGAATCTTTTTTTTCAATTCTTACGATTGGTTTTAATTTTCCTTCGTTAGTTTTAATTTTTGGTAATGAATAATTTTTACTTTCCAAATCAAAATTTGGCGGTAATGGTATTTTAATTTCTCTATCTTCTTGATTTTTTTGATTTTTTTCTTCTTTTAATTCTTTTTTTTCTTCATTCAAAAAATTTTGTAAAGCGGTTTTATGAAATTTTGTTTTTCTATGAGCGGTTGAATTACTATATTTATAGGTTTTTCCACAAATATCACAAATAATTGTTTCTAGATATTTTTTTTCTTGGTTCATTTTCGTAAATTTCTCGCGGGGTTTGTAATATATAAATGAAAAAATAATTTTCAAAAAAAAAAATAAATAAATACTTACAAAGTGTATTTTAGTAAAACGGGAAATTAGTATCTGAAAGATCAATTTTAGTAAAACGGGAAATTACGAAGTTTTTAACCGTCAAATAAATAACTATGAAATTTTTAACCGTCAAAATATCAAAAAAATAAGTTTTTTTTTTGTAATTTTTACGGTTAAAATTATTCCATTGGTCTCGGTCTAAGTTCTTGAATTTCGTTATTTAAATGATGTAATTCGGTTGTTAAATTTTCTAGTATTTGAATATAATTTTGGTCATCTAATCCGCTATTAATAGAATGAATTATTTCTTGTCTTCTATTGATTACGAAATTCCTACGATCTAATAAATTATCAATCATTTCCCCATCCGTAAAATCTGGTTCTTGTTCTTCTTCAATTGAAAGATGCCAGTTTATTCTATCGTGTTGTTCTTCTTGTTCTTCTTCTTCTTCATCATCATCTCCATCATAATAACCTTCTTGGTTTTTCATATCTTCGATTTTTCTTTCTATATCTTCTTCTTCTTCTTCATTTTCTCCTTGTTGTTGTTCTACTTCCTCGTCAAATCTTCCGTTTTCTATTTCTCTTTGAATAGTTCTATAACAGTTATATTTATCCTCTAAAAAGTTAATTTTATCCGTTTTATCTAAATTTTCATAATTTCCGATTTCTCTAATCGTTAATTTTTTCATTATTTTAACAACGATAATTTTATCTTCAATTTGATCTAGAAAATCAAAATATATTTTTAGAATAACATCAATATTCATTTTCGATTCTTCAAGTCCGTGGTGTTTTAGTATGT